ACACCAACTAAAGCACTACCAACAAGATGTAGGGGGGCTGATGGCGAACTCGTCCCAATCCCCAAGCTCTCCTCACTCGCATCCCAGAATAACTTTGCAGTGGTGCCTGTGTCCTCGTAGAAGCTGATGTCGCCTGTTTCTTGAACAGAAAAATGCGTTTTGGTACGTGCTGCCCCTTGAACTAAAAAGGATTTATCGCTCCCTAGAGCATTACCTTCATCAAGAGATATAATAATGTCTTCATTGGTAGGCATAACAAGCCCACCGTAATTACCAGCTGCAGCCTGAAACCAAATTGCGCTTTCAGCGTCAAAGCCTTTTCCAATGGTTATAGTAGTACTATCACCAGAACCTTGCTCTCCTAAAGTTACGTTTGTCGCACCGTTTTGAGCCACAGTCAGCCCAGTGGTCGTAAGCATCTCAGCAGAGGCGTCCCATGTTAACTTTGCAGTAGTGCCTGTGTCCTCATAAAAACTGATGTCGCCTGTTGAATGGTCTACTCTAAGCCTTTCAGTAGTGGTGGAACCATCATCTGATAAAGTTTTTATCATTAAGCGAGAATTGCTTGACTGAAGCTGTGTGTTTTTGTCGGTAGTGTCAGTTTCGTATAGATTTAAACGTGTGTTAGCAGCAGATATTTCTGCAAGACCATCAACAGTCAGCCCATCGCTGGTCAAAGTCCCTGTGATATTGACACCTGTGCTGGTGGTGGCGAGTTTGGATGAGCCGTTATAGTAAAGTTTTACATCGCCAAGCCTATTAAATTCTGCGTATGTGTCCGTTGATGTTGCATCTTCTAAAAGTATTTTAGCTTGGCCTTGCAATTTTAAATTACCAACGCCTTGATCGCTGACAAAACTATTAGACCCATCATGGTAAATCTGTAGGTCAGACCCAGCACCGAAGATGGCTTTGTCGTTGTCGCCGAAGGACAGGTTACCCGTCATGGAGCCGCCAGCAGTCTCCAGCTTATCCGTATTTAAGTTCGTGAAGTTGCTGTCCACCTCTCCATGCGTGAGCGGTGAACCCTTACCAGAACGGGTAACAATAGTAGCCATGTCTTAGTCCAATCGAATTTTAAGATTGCCTGCGGAAATGCGGAAAATGTCGCCAGTGTCAATCGCCTTAGGAAGCGCCGTGGAAAAGTCTGATGGATCGGTTAGCTCCGCATAAGCAAGCAAGTTGCCACCCGTGGACGCGTCGTAAATCCCAGCGTATGTTACCGTTCCCCATGAAGCTGTCGCCGCAGGGAACTCAATCGCGGAACCTGTCGTCGCCTCTGTCGGGCTAGTGCCTGACACAGTAAACGCAGCCGTTTGACGTGCGTATGACCCGCCAGATACTTCCGTACCCGCCGCGCTGTCGCTGGACGCAGACGTGTGCAGTCCAACGTAAAGTGTTGATGGCGCAGTGTATGCCGTGCCACCAAATACGTGATCGAGGATTTTGTCCTCTAAGTAGTCTGTAAAGCTCATTAGTAACTCCTAATACTCATGCGCAGACCTGTGCTTTGTGTGCGCGATTTTTCTGAGGCAAGATTAACACTATCTAAGGCAGATTGATATAGGTTCGCCCAAATTGGCAACCTTGCGTCTTCCCCCAAGAATGGCGCAGTGTGCATCAACGTACCATACAAATATAGGTCTGGCGCATCCTGTAGCAGCCAATTGTATGTGTTGCTGTCAGACAGAGCCTCGTTCTTAGCGTAATATAACAATTCTGCTGTGTAGGCTGTATCTGGCGTGGGAAATATCTCAAACGCACCATCGCTCATTGTGTAATACTGTGGCCTGCCAGATGTGTTTAAATTACCCATGCGGCGATTAGTGACCTCTGCATGACCGACTTGCTTTAATTCGTATGTATTGCCGCCACTTAGATAAAAGCGAATACTTTCTAGCCAGTCAGTCGGCACACGCGAATACTGATCGTCTAGCTGAACAGTAGCGCGCTTTTCCATCTTCCAATGACGAACTTTGCGCGCGATGTCTGCCTCTGCCAAGTCGATAAACGTGTCAATTGTCTGCTCAATGTCAGGCTTGTTGATGAAGTTAGCGACTTGGTCTTTAAGTTCCGCGTATGTCGATGGCATGTGTCACCTTATGCGTTGTTTGCAGCGTTGCTAACCGCCGCCAGTGCAGACTGCTGCGCAGACGCAATGTCAGATGGCGCAGAAAGCGAAAAGCCTGCCGACTTAACGTCGTCAAACGATAGCGTCTGTTGCGATTTAACAGCAGCCATAACTTGCTGAGAGACTGTGTTGTTGAATACTGCGTAACGCGCGTCGTCCATCAAGAACGGTGTTGCGTGTAGCAGTGACGTGTACAAGTACACATGCGGTGCGTCCTCTAGTAACCAATTTGTTGTGTTACTGCCCGTAAGCGCTGGGATGCGCTGATAATAATCAATGTCCAGTGAAACTGAACCTGACGGTGACGGCGTGACAACTAACTCACGACCAATGACCGCAAAGAAGCGCGGGTTAGCCGCATCGCGTGTGCGGGTGCGACGCAACATTGTAAGCTGCTGCGGTGTAATTTGCTCTAACGGCTCATCTTCTGTGGACGCAACTTGCACATACGCAATTTCTAACGCATCCGCTGGAAGTGCCGCGCGACCAGATGTGATCGCCTGTGTTGCTGATGACACCATGTCTGCGCTACGGAACACGTCGTTCAACGTGCTTTCCGCTAAGCGAATAAAGTCTGGGATTTTTTGGTCAAGATCAGCACGGTTTAGCCAATCTCCGATTGCAGTTTGTAATTCTGCGTAAGTTGTAATTGCCATGTTGATCTCCTAAGATTGGCTATTTATAGCATATATGCTGCCAGAACGTCTACCACTTCACTTTGTTGGCCCAGTACGCTGCAGACATTTTCCCCTTGGCAATGTTCTTGGCGTGGCGCGCCTTAAACGACTTTGCTCGGGGCGTCATTTTCTTATCGCCAGTCTTACCCTGCTGACCAAAGCGTATCGTCTTAACCTTATCTCCATCCTTAGCCACAACCACATGTGACTTGGTGGGGTGACTGGGAGTACGCTTTGGCTTGTTATAACCCGATACTCCAGTACGACTAAGGCGGGGGTCTTTAGTCACGTGGATAACGTCCTGTGTTTAAATACTCTAGGTAATCACGGTAATCCGCAGCAAATAATGGCGAAAACTTTGGACCCTGCGCCACTCTAGCAATTTCAGGAACATCAAGGTCACGCATAGTTGGAACTGCTTGATACATACGACGATCAGAAGTGTACTCCTCAGGGCCATTGTTAATCGCAGGACTGAATACCTCTACAAGATCATCTGGCAGGTCAAGAAGGCCAGCAGGAACTGCTGTAGGTGTGGGTGTGCGGAAATCCGTTGCACCCTGCATGTCACGCGGGTCAAACTGATCTGCAAGCAAACCACGTTGACGCTCCATTTCGGTCATTGCAGCAGAGCTACGTTGCTCTGGTACAACGGATTGCTTTAATGCCTCAGTTAAAACTTTAGTCGCAGCCGTGTCCTGCGCAATCCGCTCAACATTCTCCTGCGCCTGCATAGGTTTAGCAAAAAGGTTACCCAGAATAGATAGCAAGCCACCGCCCTCAAAGCGATCACCTGACTGACCCGCTCCACCACCGTCAAGCATGTCCAGCAAGCCAGTAAAGCGTGGACCAGTTCCGTCACGCCCACCGCGCAATGCATTCATGGCACCTAAGCCAGCTAATAATCCTAAAGCAGTTCCAGCTTTCATTTTACGACCTTATCTTTTCTTCCCATTCATAACACTTAACTTGGGTGATTGTATATGTCGGATATCTCGCCTGCAAAGAAGGAACCCCATTCTGCATGAAATCCGCTATGCATTCATTCTCATCAGCATACGCAGGTCCACCCACTGCAAAGCAGTAATTGTGAGCGCACAAGAGAACAAATGCAGTAAACATCACATCACTTCTTACCCTTCGCTGGCTTCTTCGCTGTCTTGGCTGCTTTTTTAAACGCCTTAGCAGTTGGCGCACCTTTTGCACCAGCCTTGCGCATTTTTTCACCACTGCCTGCCGCAATACGTTTGCGCTTAGCGTGAATGTTAGCATAAAGACCCTTAGGCATTACTTTTTCGCCTTAGCCATGCATTTACCCTTGCGCTTACACGCTGCAGGTGTTGGGCAGCCTTTACATGGTTTAAAACCAGCCTTACTTCCCATTTTCTTTCCATAAGCCATAGCTAACTCCTTTTGCTGCAAACCTAACACATTATGCCAAACCACGCAAATTCCGTTTTATTTCGCCCCTCCAAGAGCTAAACGCACCACTTAACGCAGTCGCCGCGTCACTCGCCATCGTCAAGCACAAAGCATCAGCCAAGTCAGGCGATGTCAAACCACGCTTACGCATCTCATCTTTACTTTCAGCTTTCATTTTACCACTTGAAGTAAAGCTGTAGCGAATACTGGTCAACTCCGCGATGAGCTTGTCATCTCTCGGCAACTTACACGAGCGATCCTCAAGCCAGCCTTTTGTCTTAAACCAAAGCTCACTCCGCAGGTTTAAATAGGTATCACCCATGCTTGGCGCCTCAGCAACATTAACGCCACGCACAGGTAAACCAATCTCACGCAAGCGATCCACCACGCCAGAGCCAACGCCAATACTATCCACCAAAATCTGCTTAGGCTGTCTGCTAGGCGGCAATGCCTCATACTCCGCTACAACGCGCCCTACAGTCTGCATAAGGTCCAACCCCTGCCAAGCCCTAAGCTCAGTCACAACTGGCCCCTGACGCTTACACAGAGCCGTCTTATCCGTACCAAAGCGCGCAACATCCAAACCCCAGACACTCGACGTATCATCATCAATCTGCACGTCACGATGCGTAGCATTCTCCACAAGATGAAATGGGATAATCGTGTCATCATCCGCAAGCGGAAACTCACCAAGAACACGAATGCGAAACGCATTACTCTCCTCACCATACCGCAAACGCATCTCGTCAACAAACTCATCGCTGACCAGTGGACTATCCACGCATGACCAACGCCTCGTCCACCAACTATCTGCCATGCGCGTCTGGCTCTCAAAAAACGTACCGCTAGATCGCGTGGGGTTGCTCAGCATAATCGTAACCGCACTATGACCCGACATAGAACCAGCCGCAGCCTCAAATACCTGCTCAGGCACACCAGATGCCTCATCCACAACCAACATAACATGCTCAGAGTGAACACCAGCCAAAGCCTCTGGCGTCTCAGCACGCGACGTTCTAGCAGAAATAAACATCTCACTCGGCGCAGATGTATGCTCCACACGGTCAGACTTCACGTTAAACGTCTGCTGCAATCCCTCAGGCAGCTCGTTAATCCAACGTTTCAGCTCCGCAAAAAGAGCGTCAAAAAGCTGGCTACTAGTCGGCGCAGTCACAACCACCTTATTCGGGTAGTGCATCATAAAAAACCATAGCATTGCCCAAGATGCTGCTGTAGACTTACCAGTACCATGACCAGACCGAATGCTTATCTTACGTTCGCCCGACGCAATCGCCTCCAAAAATTCCGATTGATACGGCAATGGTTCTACGCCAAGCACTTCCTGCACAAATAACGCAGGCTTCTTATTGTAACGCTCGACAAACTGAACCATAACATTTTGCGCATTATCACTCATGGTCAATCACCTTTGTTTTACGCAGCGCGTCTAAGTGAAAATCACCAATATTAATATTGATCTGCTGGTTCCCCTTATTGCCGTACCTTTGCTGGTTCCAAGAAGACGCAGCAAGATTGTTCTGACCAATCTCCTGCTTCATTATGCCCAAATCAATCTGCGATACATTGGCCTCACTCGCGTCGCGCGTGTCCTCACCACTCAGCGCCTCAAATACCTCACGCTGTCTGCGCTCAGACATGTTTTCAATCAACTCAAAGCTCTTGTCAAAGTACGCATCAGCAGCTTCCCTGCGCGCCTCATTCACTGCCGCAGTTAATTCTGTGTTTTTCATTATTAAAACTCGCAGCGCACCCTCAGACATATCCAAGTCCTTCGCCAAACTCCGCAAAGACTTTGCGCTCAAAATCCACTCAAGCAAGAAATCAGGGCCACCCCTGCGCATAATCTCAGCCGTGCGCTCTTTCTGCAATGACCTACCAGCCATACTAAATCCTTCTCTAATTCTACGGAAATTTTAACATGATACCACACAAAAGCAAGACTAGGTGGGGTGGGGGGCTGCAGGAAGGATTACGGGTAATTGCGCACAGGGAGAAAGCGCATTTTACAAGGGCAGCACCCCCACGATTTATATAACACAAATTTTTCTGTGTGAGAATGTATAATAATAATAGGGGGTGGGGTGGGGGTCGGACGGGGGGGGTCTCAACACATTCCAGTAGCAGAATTTAACATAATACTTAGCTCAACCATAGGTAGCACGTATAATGGAGATTATGTTAAATTAGTGCTTTTTATGGGTGTTGCACTCGCCTAACAAGTGTATTGATTTAATTGAACGTGTGTTCTATTCGCGCGCACCCGCCTGCGACCTGCGTATCATTGTGTGTTGCGCAGGTTTTGTGACGTGGCGTCACTTTGGCTTTTACTTCTTGCATTGATACTGTTTAGATATTACGTTGATACCACAAGCAATGGAAAGGCTGAACAAATGACAAAGACACATTACGCAAACCGCTTCACAGGAAAGACAACATATCTTGCAATGCTGCATGAATTTGATGACGGCACATGCGAGGAAATCGTGCAAGTAAATACAGCGATGGGAATGAAAACAATCGCACAAGAAACATTCCCTGCAAAGAATTTGGGCGATGCCAGCCGCGATGCATATTTGAGATGCGTTCTCGCATCCGCTGCATTTAAGTATGACCACAATACTTAAACTATCCATTAGGCGCACCAGAGCGTGCGCCCTTTGCATGGGCTAAACATTGGAAAGGAAAGACCATGTACGACTTTGAGAACGTAACCTACGGAATTGAATTTTATAACGGCACGGCAATCTTGACAGAAAAGAACACCGGCAATGTTAAGCAAGTCACATTGCGCGACACAAAGACAGGCCGCAATATTACCCGCCAGCAATTCATAAGCGGCGCGAAGAAAACAAAAGTTGACCGCGTGTTTGATGTTTTCTGGAAATTGGCAAAGTGACGCTACGTCACAATAGACAAGGTATCACTGTGATTGCATAGTGATACCACAACACAACAAAGGACAAGAGACAATGCTTAACGATTATACACTTACCGAATACTGCAACGACATTGCGCAAGAGATTTGCCGCGATGCATCAGACGAAGATCAAGCAATGGATTGGGCATCAGAGAGCGCGGATAGCAGCGAGTATGTTATTTATTACGCCAAGGCGCATGAACTATGCCGTGGATGCGACACTACGCAAGGCGAAGATTTCGTCGCAGACTGCTTCAGCGATGTTCCTATGACGTATGACGAAATGGCTTGCCGCATCGCATATGGTGAGATTGACGCGCGCATCCGCGCTGCAGTTTATGAAATCTTTGCAGAGCGTGAGGCAGCATAATGACCACACGCCCACATGTGACGCTTGCGGTAGATCAGACCCGCCGCAAGCTAATCGAGATGCAAGAGCAGCTAAACGCGGGCGCATGGCAAGTCATAATGGGTGACTACACCCACGCGGATGCAATGCAAGTGCAATACATTGACAACGCCTTGGAGTTATTCGCAAGGCTGATAGACGAATTGGAGAGAGCAAGATGAAAACCTACACCGAAATTTTCCGCAACATGAACACCGCCGAAAAATTATGTGCGACTTGGGCCGTGTTCCTAACGCTAATCACATGTGCACATATCGTATTCACATCATAAGGAGACAAGACAATGGAAAAGCAAGACTGGATCAAAACACTAACTCGCATGCAGCAAGCAAACGCTGCATATAGCGCGCTAACACAAAATCAGCGCGACGCCATAAACGAAGCTCTAAACGCGCTGCGAGAGGCCACGCGCAGCCTATCCGATGGCTTTGATTTACACCTGAGCGATTGCCGCGCAATTGATGCCGCATTCTGGGGTATGCATAACGCATTCGAACACATGCAGCCCACAGAATACCAGCTAAGCCAATTGGACCTACATAACCTTGAATGGGACTATGAAACGCAAACGTGGTCAGAAGTAACGCCAAACGACGAAACCGTGGATGACTGGCATCCGCACGGTGTTTAGTCCAATTCAGCCAACCTTCGCGCCATGTCGCGCAAAATATATTTTAATTCGCGGGTGGGTATCGTTCCGAGATACTCCCCGCGTTCGCCTGTCCAGATGCGCAATCCATCATCATATACTGACCACCTTAGCGCGCTTTCGTTAGTTCCATCTTTCGCCATAGTATTTCCTTCCGTTCTTCGTCTGTCCACGGCGGTTGATTTGCGCCGTATTTATTTTTATTTGCGAAACCTTCTAGCTCCGCCAAATCCATTCCTTGCAAAATCTCCTCGAAAGATTTGCGCCGCACCTTGAACGTGCCATGCGGATGAACTCGCGCCGTTCCCGCTGCAATTCTATCCCGCAACCATTTGGGAAATTCTCTTTTCTGCAAATCTAAATCCTATCTTATGCCCCAAGCACCGTATGCACGTACACGGAACTATTTTATATATAGTTCCGTGTTTCCGTGCAGTGCATGGTCAGTGCACGTTTTTGCACGGTTTTGAACGGAACTGAACGGAAGCCACACGTAACCTATTGAAACTGCAGTATATTCAAAACGGTGCATCCGCTTCCCCATCGCTGACCTTTCCAGACTTGCCCGTTAGCCATATTTTGCCGTCGTTTATCTCAATCAAGCCTTTTTCGTGCATTCCGTTCAAGGTCTGCGTCCACGTTTGTTGTGGCCTATCAGTTGCCACCTTTCCTTTAAAGTGGTCCCCCAGCGTTTCCAAATCCATGCACCAGAATTTCCTTGGTTCAGGCCATCCCGCGCCGCTTGGGTTCGGCCCTCCGACGCGCTCCCCGCGAAGCTGCATGAAACACTTCACGAATAGTTTTTGGTTTTTCCCTGTTGGCTTGTTGTCGCTCTGCGCTTCCTCCATTTCTTCTTGCGTGGCTTCACGGATGATACAAGTCGTGACTTGATCCCCGTCTGCGTCCTCTCCCAGTTCAACAATCTGCAGAATAAAGTTAATCTCCGCGCCTGTTTCCATGTCGCGTTGTTTCGTTGCTCTTGCGGTGCGAACGCGCGTTTCTTCGTCGAATGAAAGTTCAATTTCTGTATCGCAGGCAGCACGCAATGCAGACGCGCCACGCGCACCCTTTGATGCATCCTTGCCGCTGTGGTGGACAAGCATAATATGAACCCCTGTTCGCTCTCGTATGGCATCCAGTCCTGCGATTAGCTTTGACATTTCGGAGTTATTGTTTTCGTCCATCTGCCCAGCCGTGGCGCGTGCCAGTGTGTCGATTACCAAAACCGTGACAGGTTCCATGCGCTTTCCGATTTCGCTCATAATGGCTTCAATCTTGGCTATATCTTCGTCCGCGTCATATAGATTGATGGGCGAAGGTCTGACCGCAAGCGATACATCGTTGAACCCGTGCGCCTCGTGTAGGGCATACAGTCGGTTTTCGAATGCCCTGCCACCCTCTGTGGCTAGGTATAGGACTGACCCGCGCTTGATCTTATTGTTGACCCATTCCTGACCTGCTGCAATGTGATAGGCTAGGCTCATGCAGAAAAATGACTTGCCCACGTTTGACGGGCCATACACCACGCTAATTGAGTTTTCCGCGATCCAGTTCTTGATTATATATGTGCTGTCCAGTTGTGGCCTTGCATCACTTGGAAAGATCACATCGTCCAGCACGTTGCGCGGTTCTAGTTTTTTACGTGTAGCTTCCGCACCTCGCGCCACCCAAACGTCATTCCAGTCTAAACCTTCGCTGTCAGGCAGGACGCACTCCACGCCATGCTCTTTGAATGCTTGTTCGCAGGCTTTAATCCCTGCTGGATCATTGTCACCCGCAACGATAAAGCGCGTTTCGGGTTTGACCTCTCGCAATGCCGTTATAACATTTGTTATATTGCTGGCGTTTAAGCAATGCACCGCAGGCTTGCCCGTGGCTTCGTGTACTGCTGCAGCAGTGGCAAAACCTTCGCATAGATAAGCAAAGTCTTTTATTGTGCCACCGATAACGTGAAAGCACCCTTTGTAGTCTAGCCCATAGTTAAATTTCTTTTTGCCGCTTTCGTCTATAAACTGCGTACCTACAACTTTGCCTTTGTTGTTGATAATGCGAAGGTGTAGATCGCTTTCGTCAATGATCGCGCTGTGTTGCTTGATGCGCTTTCTGGTTAAATATGGGTGCAGCTCTGGGTTTTCAGGTAGCTTCACCACGTTATCTGGGGATTTACTCATTGCGTCGCTCACATATTCCTTGTCTGGATAAAGGCCGCGCTGACGCAAAATATCAATAATGCCTTTCCAATCTTCGCATTGCCGACAGTTGACCTTTAGATTTCCTTGATATTCGCTAATCCAAAACCGATCAACACCCCCGCAACTTGGGCAAGGCCCGTGGTGCTCTTGGTGGCTTGTCTTTTTAAGCTGTAGCGCGCTTATGATTTGCGGTGCGTACACGCTATATATGGGTTCTGGGTACTTGATCTTGCCTACATCTTGCCCTATCATTGTGCTAACAAATGCTCCTCACACGATTATTTGTTTCTTGTCTCATGATGATAAACTTGCCCCGCGCTTATCCCACGCGGGGCATTTTTTTACTCTGCATGTTCTTTTGCGTGGCATAACGGACACAGCCAAACCACAGCCAAAGGCTTTGCGTAGTCATGGTGGTGTCCATGTATCTTGCCGCCTGCTCCACATTTTTCACAATTTTCTGGCTTAATCACTTCGCCACTCCTTATCCTGTTGCCCAGTAATATATGTGCCGCACGTTTTTCTGGGTTTTGCTCTTGCCACTTCTTCCTAGACTTAATCATTGATGCCCTGCCAGCCTCTGTGGCTTGGTATCTCTTATGCCTTTCCTTTACCCTTGGGTCATTTTGAAAGCGCTTTTTATCGTACTCTCTATAGTACTCTGCCTTGTCCTTTCTGTTCTGCCGAACCTTCTCTTTGTGGCATTCCTTGCAGCGATTAGTCATAGAAGCGTAAAACTCGG